GAAGAGGCACTTGGTGTTGCAATTGATGAGTATGTACCAAAGCATACCATTGAGCGTGGGATTGAATCAGGAATCTACAGAGACGTAGACTTAGAAGCGTCATACCTCGACACAGATTTAGAGCCTGACAAAGAACTCACCATGTATGAAGAGGACAAAGTACGCCTAACAAAGTACTATGGTCTTGTTCCTGCTGATTTGTTCTATGACGCAATTAAAGAAGAAGATGAAGAAGAATACTTCGGAGAGAAGAAAGACAGTAAGTACATTGAAGCCATTGTAGTCATTGCGAATGGTGGTCAGTTACTGAAGGTTGAAGAAAACCCATACATGATGCAGGATCGTCCTGTCATCGCATTCCCTTGGGATGTTGTTCCAGGGCGTTTCTGGGGACGTGGTATTTGTGAGAAGGGCTACAACGCTCAGAAGGCACTTGACACAGAACTTCGTGCACGTATTGATGCGCTAGCACTCACAGTACATCCAATGCTCGCTGTAGACGCTTCTAGACTACCTCGTGGTGCGAAGATGGAAGTACGTCCAGGTAAGACATTACTGACTAACGGTGATCCTCGTGAGATTCTACAGCCATTTAAGTTTGGCAACTTAGACGGCAACACCTTTAATCAGGCTGCATCTTTGCAGGCAATGGTACAACAAGCAACCGGCGCAGTAGACGCTGCAGGTATCCCAGGTTCTATTAATGGGGAGTCAACGGCTGCAGGTATCTCAATGGGGTTAGGAGCAATTATCAAGCGTCACAAGCGGACTTTGATTAACTTCCAAGACTCATTCCTTCTCCCGTTTGTTCAGAAGGCTGCATGGCGTTATATGCAGTTTGACCCTGAGTTGTACCCAGTGCAGGACTACAAGTTCACTGCATCTTCTTCACTTGGAATCATTGCACGGGAATACGAAGTAACTCAGTTGGTTCAGTTGTTACAAACAATGTCTCCTGAGTCACCAATGTACCCAATGTTGATTGAATCAATTGTTGACAACATGAATCTCAGTAATCGTGAAGAAATCATTGCAGGATTGAAACAAGCGAATCAACCTGATCCACAACAGCAGGAAATGCAGATGCGTCAGGTTCAGTTGCAACTTGAACAAGCACAAGCAACTGTAGCAACACTGCAAGGTCAAGCACTTGAGTCTCAGACACGTGCTCAGAAGAATCAAGTTGAAACACAATTGGCAAGTTACGAAGCAGAGACTGATCGCTTGAAAGTCTTAGCAACTAACTTACAACCTGGTGATCAGGATGAGAAAGAGTTCCAGCGCAGGGCTAAGATAGCTGAACTGCTGCTGAAAGAGCGCTCAATTGCTTCAGATGAGGCGATTGTGGATAAACAAATGCGACAGTCCAACCAAGGAGAAACTAACGCATGATTACACAAAACGATATGAATAAGCTATTAGAAGATGTTAACAGAGTCTTAAAAACTCTTGATGAGCGCCTCAAAGTGCTTGAGGATCAGGTAACAAAGACGACTACAAAGAAAACTGCGGCTAGTACTTGACTTTTGGCATAATTTATGCTAGAATAAAACTATATAGTCAAAACACCATACAGGAGAATGTTTTTGACCCCCTCAGAAGAAAAATACTACGAACAGTACTTTGATCTTTTTCTTTCTACTGGTTGGAAACAATTCATTGAGGAAATGAAAGAGGTATCTGAGTCCTATACAATAGAAGGTTTAAAAGATACTGAGCATCTATATAGAACGCAAGGCGAACTAACGATGCTTGGTAAAATCCTTGCTTTTGAGCAGGGAATTAAGAATGCTTATGATTATGTCTTGGAGCAAACTGATGCTTCGTAGACATGATTATAAGTGCCTCGCTTGTGAACACGTAGAAGAACATTGGGTAACCGATGATGATCGCTTCGTGACTTGCAAAGAATGCGGGGAAACTGCACAGCGGATAATCTCTCCAATCTCTACGAAATTTGAAGGCTTCGGATGGCCCGATGCTGATGATAAGTGGGCAAGAGATCACGAAAGAGCCGCTAATACGAACTAATCCATAATGCTAGTATAGCACGGAGTACAATATGGCAACATTTATCGAGCGTCCTGCAGAGGATGAGAACGAGGAGTACGAAACTCTAGAAAACAACGAAGATACGTTAGAGATACCCGAAGAGGCCCAGGCAGAGCCTGAACAACCTGAAGCAGAAGACATCCCTGACAAGTATCGGAACAAAGACCTCAAAGAAATTGTTCGTATGCATCAAGAAGCAGAACAACTCATTGGGCGACAGAGTTCAGAAGTTGGTGAGTTACGTAAAATCGTTGATGACTTTGTAAAGACACAACTTGAACAACAAAAAACAAGCCCACAGGCTCAAGAAGAACCCGAAGCGGATTTCTTTGATGATCCAGACGCATACATTGATCGGAAACTACAGTCACATCCGAAGATCAAAGAGGCTGAACAATATACTGCACAGGCTCGTTACAACTCAGTAATGAGTCAGTTAGAACAGAAACACCCTGACTACAAAGACATTGTACAAGATACAAACTTTGCAGACTGGGTAATGAAGTCTAAGATACGTCAGCAATTGTTCCAACGTGCCGATAAAGAGTTTGACTTTGACAGTGCCGACGAACTACTGAGTCTCTGGAAAGAGCGTCAGCAGGTTGTTAAGCAAACTGAAGAAGTTCAAAAGCAAGATCGAAAGAACCAGGCTAAAGCCGCATCAACTGGAAGCGCCAAAGGATCGGGAGAACCGTCTTCTCGAAAGGTTTATCGCAGAGCCGACATTATTGAACTCATGCGTAAGGACCCAAAGCGTTATGCACAGCTACAAGATGAAATTATGGCTGCATACGCTGAAAACAGGGTTCGTTAATTTAACCTAGTATTAAGGAGACTAACATGGCTGGAGAATTTTCACCAACCAACTCGGTCACTAACACAACTGCAGCAACTTTCATCCCTCAGTTGTGGAGTGACGAAATCGTAGCGGCCTATGAGAAATCACTGGTTCTTGCTAACCTCGTAAACCGTATGCCAATGACAGGCAAGAAGGGTGACACTCTTCACATTCCTAAGCCTGCACGTGGCGACGCTGCTGCAAAGACTTCAGAAGCGCAAGTAACTCTCATCACAAACACTGAAGATGAAGTTGTTGTTTCTGTAGACCAGCACTACGAGTACTCTCGTCTGATCGAAGACATCACAGATGTCCAGGCGCTTGCTTCACTTCGTCAGTTCTACACGTCTGACGCAGGTTATGCATTGGCTAAGCAGATCGACACAGACTTGTTTACACTTGGTAAGCGTCTCGGCGATGACGGCGGTACTGGTACTGACTGGATTCACTCTAACTCATTCTACATGGACGCTTCAACAGGCTTGGCTGCTTATGCAGCTGATACTGTTGTTCCTGCTGACATCTTCTCAGATGCCGGCTTCCGTGCAGCAATCAAGCAGTTAGATGACAACGATGTTCCTATGGACAATCGTTTCCTAGTTGTTCCTCCTTCTGTTGTACAGACTATTCGTGGCGTAGATCGTTACGTTTCTTCTGACTTCGTTAACAACCGTGGCGTTGACAACGGAAACATCGGACAGTTGTACGGTATTGACATCTATGTCTCTACAAACTGCCCAGTCACTGAAACTGCTGCTGAAAACGGCGCAACAGGCGGTGGCGAACTAAAAGCTGGTATCTTGGGTCATCGTGACGCTATGGTACTTGCTGAGCAAATGGGTGTGCGTTCGCAGACTCAATACAAGCAAGAATACCTTGCTAACTTGTTCACTGCAGACACTCTCTACGGTGTACAGGTACTTCGTCCTGAATCAGCCTTGGCGCTGATCTTCAACTCTTAAGTTGAGCGATATAGCCCCCTCTTCGGAGGGGGTTTCCTAATTTTATACTGGAGAGATCAATGGCTATATTTCGTGGCACAGGCGGAGCCAGTGAAACAAGCACAGAAGCCTTTGTACAGGAAGTAACTGAGCAGGCCCAAGCCGCTGCAGCTGCACAACTTGCCGCAGAGGCTGCACAAGGGGCTGCAGAGACTGCACAAGGTATCGCAGAAGCTGCTGCAGAATCAGCCCAGGTTGTTTCCGGTAATACAGACAATATTAACATTGTTGCTGATAATACAACAAACATTACTACCGTTGCAGGTATTTCCTCAGATGTCACTACAGTCGCAGGAGTCTCAACAGACGTTGACGCTCTTGGAGATATCACAGCAGACATCACATCAGTTGCAGGTGTAACAGCAAACGTCACTACAGTTGCAGGCATTGCCTCTAATGTCACTACAGTCGCAGGCGTAGCTTCTAACGTCACTACTGTAGCAGGTATCGCATCAGACGTTACAACCGTTGCAGGAGTCACCACAGACCTTGCTAACGTCACTGCAAACCTCACAGATATTCAAAATGCAGACGACAATGCGGCGGCGGCTGAAGCAGCCCTAGCAAGTTTTAACTCTATTTATTTAGGTGAGGCTACAGTTGCTCCAACGACTTCAGTTGTGGGTGCTTTGTATTATAACTCTAACCTAGATCAGCTATACGTCTGGGACGGTAGTACATGGGATGAAGCGGCATTTAATGCAACAGGTGCTGTAACTTCATTTAATACTCGCACAGGTGCAGTAACCCTTTCATCTTCTGACGTAACAACAGCGTTAGGATACACCCCAGTTGATGTTGCAGGTGACACGTTTACTGGTGACGTATCAGGAACAAACCTTACTTTATCTGGTTACTTGCGTGGCCCTGCGTCATTTACGATTGACCCTGCCGCACACGGTGACAACACTGGTACAGTTGTTATCGCAGGTAACTTGCAAGTTGACGGTACGACAACAACAATCAACTCGACAACAATGACTGTCGATGACTTAAATGTTGTTGTAGCCTCTGGAGCCGCTGATGCTTCTGCCGCTAATGGTGCAGGCTTAACAATCGACGGTGCGTCTATTTCATTGAGTTATGATCATGCTAACACTCGCATGTCACTCAACAGTGCATTGGATGTTACAGGCACATTAAGTGAAAACGGATCAGCAGTTCTCAAGTCAAGTGACATTGGTTCGACTGTACAGGCTTACGATGCGGATACAGCAAAACTAGATACTGCTCAGTCATTCACAGCAACTCAAACATTCACTGGGGATGTTGTAGTTACTAGCACTGCGTCGATCAATGAAGTGATTGAAAAATGCACCATTGATACAAGTACAACAGGTACTTTGAATTTTGATGTATTGACACAAGCAGTTGTTTATTTAGATACAGACCAGACTGCAGACCGCACAGTCAACTTTAGAGGCGATGGTTCTACAACCCTAGACTCTGTAATGGCAACTGGTGAGTCAATGACGTTTGCTGTGTTAGCAACTCAAGGGGCTACACCATACTACTTCAATACGATTCAAATTGATGGCACTGGAGTGACTCCTAAATACCAAGGCGGTACTGCACCAACAGCAGGCAATGCATCAGGGATTGATTCGTATTCGTTCACAATTATCAAGACAGGCTCTGCAACCTTTACGGTATTGGCCAGTCAGACACAGTTTGCATAAGAGGTATCTATGCCAGTTCTTAGTACGTTAGGTGGCGCATCTGCATTTGGATTTGGTCTGAATCGTTTAGCGGCGGCCATTGGTGCTTTAACTGACGAATACTGGGCAAACACTGTCCTACTCCTCAACGGTGACGGTGCATCTGATGGTGGACAGAACAATACCTTCAGAGATGTCTCAGGCAACGGCCACACCCTCACACGCAACGGTAATGTGACTCAGGGTAGCTTCAGTCCATTCTCAGCAGATGATGGGAAGTGGGGTGTGTATTTTGATGGCACTACTGATTATGTAAGAAGCCCTACAACTTCTGATTTTAATTTGTCTACAAATGATTTCTGTTATGAGGGATGGATTTGGGC